TCACGGGGATTTCGCGGTTTAGTTTTTTGCTGTGCATGGGTTGTTCCTTAGGTGTATTTTTTGAGGGCGGCCAGTATACGCTGAACGCTTTTGACGGCGCGTGTCTGGTTGTAGTCGTGATTGCTCACTAGGTCGTTAAGCGTCATTCTGATGTCGCACGCACTCGGGGTAAACATCCGGCGGCCGGCGAAAAACCGGGCGGCTTCTTCTATGGCGTCTTTTACTTTCATATGGTTCCTTTCTTGGGGCGGGCTGGTCCCCTTTGGTTGGCTATCCCGGACGCGGCGCGGGGCCGCGTTTCGCCGCTTCGCGCGGCTCGTCAGCGGGCTGGGGCGGTCGGTCAATCTCTCAGATAGAGCCGCATCCCCTGGAAGCGAATCCATGCACTCCCGGCGTTGCCACGGCAAGTTACAAAGACCCGCCGGGGGCGCGTTTCCCCTTGGATGATTATCATTTTCCGGCTGGGGATGGCCTCCCCGTAGCCGGTGGCGGTGTAACTGAGACCCATCAAATGATGCAGCATTGGGCGGTCCATCACGGCGTATTCGCCCTCAAGGTAGGTTACAGTCGGCTTCATCGGGCGGTCTCCTTGGTGGTGTAAATCGTGAATCGGTTGGGGATTTCGCAGTGTCCGCCGAAATGCCAGAAAGCTCTGGCTATCAGCCGGCCGTCGCGGTCTCTATAATCGACCTGTTCAAATCCAATCCGCAATAGGCTTCTTGGACCTCGCAAGACTCTGACTTGTCAGCGTTGCGGCGCGGGGAGACCTCGCGCCGTGGTCACGCCTTCGGTTCCGGCGATGGCGGAGGTGTTTCAATCCGCGCCCCCCCGCGTGGGGGGGCGGCCAGTCGGCTTCATCGGGCGGACTCCTTGGTGGTGGTGGTGCTGGGCCTTCCGGGCGTCCAATCTTCCCAACGGCCGCAAGGCGCCGCTTGCAGGTATCGGTTGGCGTAGCGGTCCGCATCCTCTTCGGCGTAACCCATGGCGCGGGCTGCGGCAGTTATGCGGTTGGAGGCTTGGCGCACGAGGCAAGCCGCATAGGTCCCGGGGGTGCCTGCCCGGCTGACTCCCGCCAGTGGGTCGTAGCTGCGCACAACCCACTGGCGCGGGCCGTAGGCTGGCACATCGTGGAGCACAATCTTCACAGCATCGCGTGCAAGTGCGCAAGCTGCGGACCTGCTTAGGGGCATGGTGGCGACATCAACGTTTTTCATATGATTTTCCTTATCGCGGATTGGTTGTGCTTTCGAGGCTCCGCTTACAAAAAGATACACTAACCCTCCCCCATGTGTACAGATTTATTTTCGACTATTTTCAATTCAATCGTTTTACATTGGCAAAACGGCCCGTTTTTTTTTGCGGCAAACCCTCGCGGCAAACCCTCGCGCGCGGTCCCGGCGTCCCGGCGTCCCGGCGTCCCGGCGTCCCGGCGTCCCCTGGGCTCTTGGCTCTGATGCCCCTGTCCCGGTCCTGCTGGAGCGTCAGGTGCAGTGGTATCGGGCAGAGGTAGGGGCAGGGGCAGGGGATAAGAGAGAGGGAGGGAGGAGCAAAGCAATCAGCGGGGCCGGCGGCGGGCAATGTAAACCAATGGAGGGCCTAACGGTTTACAACGTATAACAGATTATGCGACGTTACGAAGTGTCGATATATCGGGATATTTCGATATATCGCTTTCGCCCCTCGCCGGGAATGACAATCAAACTGTCAATCCACCCCTCCGGTCTGGAACGCAACTGCACTAAGCGTTCCCTTGGTTCATGGCGCTTGCGGGGCAGCTGGGCATCGGAGCCGCCGGGGCGGCGTACAGTGGGCATCGGCTGGCAGCGGGCAGCGGTGGCGCGGGATTCTTTACCACGCCATGCCCCGACCCGTAGCGTTAGTACCCCGCCCGAAAAAATTTTGCATATGATTTTGGCTTGTGCTACAATGTGATGATGTGGTAGATTGCGCACATGGAACCATCTGCTACTGACCGTGCTGCTACTGACCTTGCTACCTCTGACCGTGCGGCTTCATTGCCTGCTGCTGACCGTGCGGCTTCATTGCCTGCGAGTGGATGGGGGGCGGCGCCTGCGAGTGGTGGGGAGGGAGGAGCGAGGCTGTGTTGGTTGAGCGATGTGGCAGGAGGAGTGCTGCGGGAGTTGGATCGTGTAAGCGGGAGTGATTTGGCTGATGTGCTGGCGGCGGTGGGAGGGATGCTGCGAGAGGATGAGAGGGGAGAGGAGTTTGAGATGGTGGGGTGGATGTTGGAGGACTGCGCTGAGGCGTTGAGTGAGGAAGATGCTTGGGATGAGAGTGAATTTGAGAGTGCAACGGAACCCGATAAAGGAGAGCTGACATGAGTTACCCGCAAGCGTTAAAACCGGAACAGAAAGCTGCGATGATTGCGCATGGGACGTGGGGGGCGTTTGTGGCGGAGCGCGAGGAGTTGAAGTCGGCGGGAGTGAGTGGGTGGAATGCGACGAAGGGGCTGTTGGACAAGTACATGCCGAAGCCTGGGCAGGAGCCGTTGCCTGGAGCTGGGAAGCGGCCTGTGTATGCGCATCGTGCGAAGAACAAGGCGGAGTATGAGAAGGTGATGAAGGGCAAGGTGAGGAGCGAGGTAGGAGCGGATATGCACGCGCCGGGGGAGATACGCGGTGATGGAGAAGGGGCGCGTGTGGAGGCGATGGATGTTGAGGCAGGGATTGCGCCCGGAGATTTTGGTGGTGGCGAGGGGGATGTGGGAGTCGGCGAGGCGGTGGTGGATGAAGCGGAGGATCGTGATGTTCTGCTTGGGGTAGGTGCTGGCGGGGCGGCTGGAGTGGGGGATGGTCTGGATGAATTTGTTGGGCAACAGGGTGGGATGCGATTCGAGGCGCAGCTGCGGTGGGTGATCGCGCACATTGACGACGACGAGGTGAAGGTGAAGAGCCATGCGCCGCATCCGATGGCGTGGACGTATTTGAGCACATGCCGGAAGAGCATGGCGTTCAAGGAGAAGTTCCTGTTGACGTTCGGCCCGAAGCTGCTGCCGAAGAATGTCGGGGAGGAGAAGGGTGTTGAGGGGGACGAGTTTGACGGGGACGAGATCGTGGACGCGTTGGATTTGGTGAGGGCGAGCGCGGATAAGGCTAAAGGGAGAGTGGGGAGTATCTGATGGGCGTGGTGCGGAGGCGGTGCGAGACTCCGCATTATGGTATGGTCCCAAAGGAACTTGTGGCGAACGTGAGGTTTCGCGCTGATCTGCTGAGGAATGCGGGGAAGAATCCGAAGTTGCAGAAGCAGTTGTGGAAGATGTGCTCGGAGGATGTGCTGTTTTATGTGAACACGTTTTGTTGGACGTTCAATCCGAGGCTGACGGGGATGGGGATGAAGCCGAAGATTCCGTTTGTGACGTATGAGTTTCAGGACAGGGCAATCTGTGACATCGTGGAGTGCGTGATGAATGGTAGGGATGCTGTGTGTCCGAAAAGCCGCGACATGGGGGCGAGTTGGATCATTCTGACGGTGTTCGAGTGGTTCTGGCATTTCTGGCCTGATCAGTCGTTTGGGGTGGTGAGCCGGAAGGAGGAGTACGTTGACAAGCGAGGGGATGACAAGGCTTTGTTTTGGAAGATCGATTTTCTGCATGAGAACCAACCGAGGTGGTTGTTGCCGACAGGGAGGGAGTTGGGAGATGGGGATCCGAACCGGAAAGCCTTGCACCTGCGGAACGTGGACAATGGCTCGGTGTTCAACGGCGAGGCGACGACCGGGGATGTGTTTCGCGGCGGTCGGTTGACGGCGTTGCTGCTGGACGAATTTGCGGCGGTGCAGGTGGATGACGGGTTTCGGGTGCTGAATTCGACCCGTGACGTGACGAATTGTCGGTTGTTCAACTCGACCCCGCAGGGGAGCGCGAATGCGTTCTACGAGGTGGTTCACAATACTGGGTCGAAAGTGATACGGATGCATTGGTCAGAGCATCCTGATAAGGCGATGGGGTTGTACAGGACATCGAAGGATGGCTCGGTGGAGCTGATGGATGGATTCCGTGGCGAGGTGGAGGTGTTCCGCAAGGGGGAGGAGCCGAAGGTGGTGATGTTCCCAGACGGGTACCAGTTCGCGCTGGACGGCAAAACGCGGTCGCCGTGGTACGACAACCAGTATGCTCGGTGCGTGAACGCTCGGGAGGTTGCGCAGGAGCTGGACATCGACTTCGCCGGGTCGGACTATGCGTTCTTCGATGCGGACTTCATCAACGCGCTCAGGAAGAAACATGCTCGGCCCCCGATCATGGTGGGCGAGATTGACTTTTCCCTCGACGGGTTGAACCCCAGGCGGTTCCGCGAGGAGGATGGAGGGAAGCTGAAGCTGTGGACGAACCTGCACGGCGAGTATTTCCAGCCCCCGGATGGGATGCAGTACGTCATCGGCTCGGATGTGTCGGCTGGTACCGGGGCGAGCAACTCGGTGGCGAGTATTGCGGAGGTCAAGACGGGGAGAAAGGTGGGGGTGATGCGGACCCCGAAGATGGACCCGAAGCAGTTCGCCCGGCAAGTGATTGCGCTGGCGAAGTATTTCAACAATGCGTTCCTGATTTGGGATGCGAGCGGCCCCACCGGGAAAGTTTTTACGAATGTTGTTATTGACAGCGGCTATCGTTATATCTATTTTCGTAGAAATGAGAAAGCCATTGGCCGACAAATTTCCGACAACCCCGGCTATTTTATCAATGTTGAGAGCCGCGAAACCCTGCTTACAGAGTACAGGGCGGATTTGTCTGAGACTCGTTTTATCAACCCAAGCGACGATGGACTGAAAGAATGTCTGCAATTCATCAGAAGGCCGGGGGGGAGTGTGGAGCACACGGCGGCTGCGAACAGCCAAGACCCGTCCGGCGCTCGTTCGGCACACGGAGACGAGGTTATCGCAGATGCTCTGGCGTGTCTGGCCATACGCGAGAAGGGGACTATAAAGGCTGGGACCGAGCCAGAAATACCGATTGGCAGTTTGGCGTGGAGAAACAAACAGAGGGAGGGTCGTATGATTCTCGCCACTGACACCCTTGGGAGGGGATGGTAATGTCCTACCTTGGCGTCGATTTCAAACGCTTGCGCGACTCGATTGACTGGTCGCAACGGCAATTCAACCGGGTCCGGGAGAACCGCTTGGATGCGATCAAGCAGATGGTCGGGATGCACTATTCCATGATGGGGACGCAATTCCGTGTTCCAACGAATTTCATTGAGCTGGCGGTGAGCATCTACACCCAGCAGCTCGCAGCCCGTCCGCCTCGGGTGATGGTTAGCACGAAGGTCCGCGACTTGCGGCCCCAGGCGTTCACGATGCAGCTTGCCCTGAATCAGATTCCCGACGAGATCAACCTCGGCGCAACGTTGCGCAGGGCGGTCTTGGAGGCGATGTTCAGCATGGGCGTGGTGAAGGTGGGGATAGCACACGCAGGCGTGAGCGTGCTAGGCCATGATGTCGGGGAGCCTTTCGTGGATTTGGTGACGATAGATGACTACTTTCTGGACATGACCGCGAAACGTATGGACCTGATCCAGTACGAGGGGAACGACTACTTTCTGCCGCTGCATACCGCCCGCGCTTTGTGGGAGGGGAAGATGTCCGACATCGAGCCTGACGCGCATACCGTGCAAGGGATAGAAGGACGCACCCGCGCTGAGTCCGTTACCGCCGATGAAGGTGGGGACGTGTACAAGGAGCGGGTTCACATGCGCGACATCTGGCTCCCGGAAGAGGGCAAGATGGTGACATATGGAGTAACGTCCGGCAAGGTTTTCAACATCGTGCCGTGGGATGGCCCGGACATCGGCCCCTACTATAAGCTCGGCTTCAGCGACGTGCCCGGCAACCTGCTCCCTCTGCCCCCTGTGGCGATGTGGCGCGACCTGCATGAGCTGGGCAACAGCCTGTTCCGCAAGCTCGGAAAGCAAGCCGACGTGAAGAAAACCGTTGCGGCTTTCCAAGGCGGCAATGAGGAAGATGTTCTCAACCTCCAGAAGGCCGCAGACGGCGAGGGCATCCGCTACAGCGGTCAGAAGCCGGAGGCGATCACGGTCGGAGGCATTGATTCGGCGACACTGGCGTTTTTCCTGCAATGCAACGACATATTTGGACGCTTCGCTGGCAACCTAGACCTGCTCGGCGGGCTCTCCCCGCAGTCGGAAACGGTCGGGCAGGACAAGCTCATGGCTGAGTCCGCATCAGCCCGCGTGAACTACATGCGCAGCCAGACCATGCAGTTCGCCAAAGGCATTTTCAAAGCCCTTGCGTGGTACGAGTGGACTGACCCAGAGCGAAAAAGAGTCGTTGTCAAAACGGTTCCTGGTGATGTCTCTCTTTCTACTGTGGTCGAATGGTCTGCGGAGACACGCAAGGGCGACTTCTTGGACTACAATTTCGACATCGACGTGCATTCGATGGAGGATGACACGCCCAGCCTGAAGTTACAGAAGCTCGGATTCGCGCTGGAGCGGTTCATCATCCCGCTTCTGCCATACGGCCAACAGATCAACATGGCTCGTGTGGTGGAGA